CCTCGTCAGCGCCACCGGCACGCTGTCCGACGGCGAGGTCATCGAGCTGTGGGCCGTGCTGCCGTGCCGCGCGCCGGAATGAGTTGCTTCCGTCGGCTGAAGCCGACGGTTTCTCGCGGAGCTTTCCATGAGGGGCGGACTGAAAAGGACATCAGGACAGGGGCGCCCGAAAGGCGTCCAGAACAAGATCACCCGCGATGTCAAGGAAATGGTTCTCGCGGCCTTGGAGAATGCCGGTGGCGTCGACTACTTGACCAAGCAGGCGCACAAGGTTCCGAAAGCGTTCCTTGCGCTGGTCGGCAAGATCATTCCGCAACAATTGCATGCCACAGTCAACGTTTTCGACGGCCTCAGCCTCGAAGATAAACGAACTCTTGAAGCTGCTCTCGCGGCTCTCGCCCGAGACGCGGACGGCGATACGGACGGAGCTGCACAACAGTATCACTGAAGACGAATGCCGCATCAGCTTCGAGCGCTGGTGCGAGGTCGCGCTTGCCAAGCGAGGACTGCGGCCGGCGGCGCATCACCGGCTGCTGATCCGCGAGCTGGTCGATGTGGCGGCGGGGAGGACCAGACGGCTGCTCGTGACGATGCCTCCCGGATCAGCCAAAAGTACTTATGTAAGCCAGTTGTTCCCGCCCTGGTTGTTTGCGCGTCGTCCGGGCTTTCAGATCATCGGTGCCTCGCACACTGCGGAGCTTGCCGAGGATTTCAGCACGCGCATCCATCGTTTCATCCGCGAGAACGAGGCGGAGTTGGGCTACGGGCTGGCGACGGAAAATCGCGGGAGCTGGCACACGACCAATAACGGAATATATTTCGCGGTCGGTGTTGGCGGCGCTGTCACAGGCCGGCGCGCAAACTGTTTGGTTGCGGGAACTCGGGTGGAGACAATCAAACAATCGACACCAATAGAGAAAATATTCGAGGAAGAAAAGTCCTGTTCTGTGCTATCTTATGACTTGACGGCATCTCGGCCGGTCTATCGTCCGGTGATTGCCTCGTTCCGTAGGATGGCACATGACATCTACCGAATCGCATCTTCCTCTGGAAGAGTGGTTGAGGCAACCGAAGATCATCCGGTATTTACGGCACGAGGGTGGGTCTCCACCAAAGAGCTTATTGCTGGTGACGTTCTCCTGTCGATTGTTCCGCCATCAGAAATGGCATGCGGAAGAGAGGTCGAAGCCAAAAGCGATGTTGTGGCCTTGGTTGAGCGCATACACAAGCCAACCAGGGTGTTCGACCTGCAGGTGGCGGGAACCGAGTGCTTTTTCGCAAATGGTATTCTCGTCCATAATTGCGGGATCATCGACGATCCCGTGAAAGGCAGACAAGCCGCCGACTCGGAGAAAGAGCGCAAAACGGTTTGGGACTGGTTCCTTGGCGATTTTGAAAGACGCCTCGTCCCGGAAGCGCCAATTGTCCTTGTTTTGACGAGATGGCATGAACTGGACCTTGCTGGCATGCTATTGGAAACCCAACCGCACCGCTGGAAACTCCTGAACCTCCCCGCCGAGGCCGAAGAGGATGACCCGCTCGGACGACGGCCTGGAGAATGGCTGTGGTCGGACGATCCCGAATACGGCTACGGTGCGGCGCTGCCGCAGATCAAGGCGGATCTCGAAAGCTCGGGCGCGAGCCGGGAATGGGCCTCACAGTACCAGGGGCATCCGCACCCGCCCGAAGGCGCGATCTTCAAGGTCGGCGAGATCGGCGTTCTGGAAGCGCACCCGAACCTGCGCGGCGCCCAGGTGGTGCGCGGCTGGGACCTGGCGGCGACGCGCGAATCGGGAGAGCGCGACCCGGATTGGACCGTTGGCGTCAAGCTGGCGCGGCTCGCCGACGGGCGCTATGTCGTCTGCGACGTGCAGCGGGTGAGGGGCTCTCCGGACGAGATCGAGCGGCTGATCGTCAACACGGCGGCGCACGACACGGTAGCGTGCCCGATCAGCCTGCCGCAGGATGCCGGGGCCGCCGGCAAGATCGTCGCGGCGAATTTCGTCAAGCTGCTCGCCGGCTACCGCGTCGAGGCGACGCCCGAGACCGGCGACAAGACGACGCGGGCCGGGCCGGTGGCGAGCCAGTGCAATGTCGGCAACCTGTACGTCGTCAGCGCGTCGTGGACGCGGGCATTTCTCGAGGAATTGCGTTCGTTTCCGTCGGGCGCACATGACGATCAGGTCGACGCCCTCAGCCGCGGTTTCAGCGTGGTCGGGGTGCGATCGCCGCCAATGAATATTTCCGATGAACTGCTGGCCAGAATGCGCCGATCGCGGCAGTACTAGGGTTTGACGATCGTCCTCATGTCGCCGCCGTCCGACCGTAAAAAACCCGCTCCAGCGCGCAAAATCGGCGCGCGAGGCAGGGCTCGCAAGCCCGATCCCGGTGCGGGGCGGGCGAAACCGGCGTTCGATGTCTCCTACGAATTGCTGCGCCGCATGCAAACCCGGCGCCGTCAGACGCAGAATGCCGTGCCGGCCTTCTTCGCCGCGCCGCCGCCGCCGCCCGGGGTCGTGCCGAAGAACAATCCGACGTTGGCGATGGACCAGGACATCGCCGCCGTCACCGGCTGGGCGCAGGGGGCGCTGTCGCCCGGCCTCCTGCAGGGTCTCGTCCACGAGGGCGGCACCTGGGAGTCCTATCCCTATCTCGGCCTCCTGGCGCAGCGCCCGGAATATCGCCGGGTCGCCGAGATCATCGCTTCGGAGATGACGCGCAAATGGATCGCGCTGTCCTCGCGCAGCGAGACCGACGATGCCAGCGAGCGCATCAACCGGCTGAAGCAGGCGATGGAACGCTTGAATGTCCACGAGCAATTCCGCCGCATCGCCGTTCAGGAAGGTCTGTTCGGCCGCGCCCATCTCTACGTCGATCTCGGCACCACCGACGATCCCGACGAGCTGCGGACCCCGATCGGCAACGGCCGGGACAAAACGACGAGAGCCAAGGTCAAGAAAGGGTCTTTACAAGCTTTCCGGACCATCGAACCAGTCTGGGCCTACCCGACCATGTACAATGCCATCGACCCCCTCAAGGGCGATTGGTACAATCCCAACGAATGGTTCGTGATGAGCAAGGCGATCCACCGGACTCGCCTGCTCACCTTCGTTGGCCGCGAAGTCCCGGACTTGCTGAAACCCGCCTATATGTTCGGCGGGCTGTCGCTATCCCAGATGATCAAGCCGTATGTCGACAACTGGCTGCGGATCAGGCAATCGGTCAGCGATCTCGTCAGTGCTTTTTCTTTCGTTGTTCTGAAAACCAACATGCAGGGATGGGTGCAGGACGGTGGCGATCATCTTGACCGGCGTCTTGATCTGTTCAACGCGATGCGCGACAATAGAGCGTCGATGGCAATCGACAAGGATACCGAAGAATTAGAAAATCTTGCCGTTCCGCTCGGTAGTCTCGATCAGCTCCAAGCGCAAGCGCAAGAGCACATGTCGTCGGCAACCGGTATTCCCCTAGTGAAACTTCTTGGCATTCAACCGGCCGGACTTAACGCGTCTAGCGAGGGAGAGATTAGAACTTTCTACGATTGGATACATGCTTATCAGGAATTGCTATTCCGCAGGCATTTACAGACAGTCCTAGACATCATTCAGCTATCCGAGTTCGGTGATGTTGACGAGGATATAATTTTCGAGTTTGAGAATTTGTGGCAGTTGGACGATGCCGCCGAGGCGGCTGTACAACAAACACTTGCGTCAATACATGAAACTTATCTTGGTCTGGGCGTGATTGCTCCGGAAGAAGTCCGCGAAGCCGTGGCGGCGGACGACAAATCGCCCTATGCCGGGCTTGATCTCGGCGATGAGTTGCCCGCGCCGCCGATGCCGGAAGGGGAGCCGCAGGAACAAGGCCAACCGGAGCAACAAATACAAGAGCCGCAGCGGCCGGGCGCCATCGCCCCGACAACGGAATACACAGAGAGACGATCGATACAGGCCGGAGGCTATTCCCCCGCCAAAGGCGGAATTACGAGCGGTGTCTGATGACCGAGAACAATACCGACCACGCCGCATGGCGCGAAAGCCTGATCGACCTGCTCGTCGAGCACGTGCCGATCAACATGGTCGACAGCCCGGCTGACGTCGTCGAAATCATCGACGTCTGGCACAGGTTCGTCACCGGCGGCAACGATCCGGGCCGCAACGAGCGCGCGCTGGCATGGGCAGTGCGCCTGATGAAATTTCCGAACCCGGCGCCGCCGCTGCGGGAAGCGGCGGAACACCACGTCACGGTCGCGACGGCGCTGGCGGAATACATCGAAAAGGGATCGGCTCCCTAGCCGCCCAGGCCGCGCGATGCTGTGGATCGTCGTCCTGATCGTCCTGGCGCTGCTGATCCTCGGCGCGCTGCCGACCTGGCCCTACAGCGCCGGTTGGGGACCATATCCGGCGAGCATCCTCGGGGTTGTCCTGATCATCATCGTCATCCTGCTGGTGGCGGGCCATCTTTGACCCTCGTCATATGCCCCGCCCTCATACTCTGAGGCCGATCGCCCGTGGTCGCAAAACGCCGCGGCCGCTGCCGATCTTCGCGAGCGTCGCGCTGGAGATCCGCTATCGGCGGCGGCTTGAGGCCGAGATCGATAAGCTGGCCCGTTCCCTGGAATATTGGATCGCCACCGCTTATCGCGCCAATCCGCCGGAGGTGGCCAAGCTCGCAGCCGACGCCTCCCCCTCGCGCAGCCTTGCCGCCATCATCGCAAGGCTGCGTGGGCGTTGGCTGCGCCGCTTCGACGATGTGGCGGCGGGGCTCGGACGCTGGTTCGCGGCCGCGGCGCTGCGGCATACCGATGCAGCCCTGCGGACAAGCCTGAAGAGAGCCGGGTTCGCCGTCGATTTCCGCATGACGCGGGCGATGAATGACGCGTTGCAGGCCGTCGTGCAGCAAAACGTCTCGCTGATCCGCTCGATTCCGCGCCAGTATTTCGAGCAGGTCGAAGGCGCGGTACAGCGTTCGGTCGTGGCCGGCCGCGACCTTGCCAGGTTGAACGAAGAATTACGAGACCGCTTCGACGTGGCGCGGCGGCGGGCGGTGTCCATCGCCCAACACCAGAGCAACATGGCGGCCGCGATGCTTGGAAGAGTCCGGCATCTTGAGATTGGCATCAAGACGGCGGTATGGCTGCATTCTCATGCCGGCAGGTTTCCCCGTCCCAGCCACCTGGCCAATCACGGCAAGGAATATGACATCG